CCTACAATATGGCGGTTCTAACGAAATTGAGAATATTCATTTATTATGTAAGCCCTGTCACGCTGAAAGCGAAAATTTATGGGGTAAGGAATACTCACTATGGTTTGAATTAAAGAACGAGTTTTATTCAAAAGGAGCGTACAATTCCATTTATTCTTTAGATGCTTATAATCGCTTTCTAATATTAGATAGACTTATTCGTTCTGCAAAGAAACAGGCTGATATTTTATTTAAAGAAAGTGTTGTTCTGCCTAAAATCGGTGATTTAGATAAAGTAATGGGCTTAAATATGTGGATGACATTAAATAAAGATTTAGTAGAGGAGATGGAAATATGAAATGTCCTGTATGCAAACAAGGAGTACTAGAAATGAAAAGATATAAACCTAAATTAAATGGAATGTCGAGAGATAAAGGTTTATTAAAATGTGATAGTTGTAATCATACGGAGAGGTTTGAATGAAAACAAAATATGTAACAGTAAAAGTATCGTATGATACAGAAGAAACTTGGGAAATTACTTTACAAGAAGTAAAGGAGTTATTTCAAATGATGAATAACTTAAAGCGTCATGCTATCATTACCGAAATAGAACAAGGTGTTAATCATGATGATGGACAAGACGAATGAGTTATTAGAAGAATTGCTGGCTATGATAGCAAAATCAAATAAGATATTAATGATGGTAAATATCGTGAACATAGCAACCATTATAACAATAGTGACGGTGATAATGTGACAGAAAAATTAGAAAAAGAAATAGAAAGATTGACAATGGAAAATGAAGGATTGGCTGAAAGAATAAAAGGTCTTGAAAATAGAATAAGACTCTTAGAACACGAAAGCGAAGATAGAGTTCCTTACTATATTGTAGCGAAAGCAGTTCATGAAATGCAAAATGACCTTAAAAGATTGCATCCTGAATTGGTATTCAATAACCCAGTATATGCACCCGATAAGGTGGGCGGAGTATGATATGTTCTATGGAAGGCTGTAATTGTAATGCAGTTGAAACACCTTTGTTTGAGAAATACTATTGTTTTGATTGCCTTTGTGCTTTTGAATTAATAATGGACGATATGAGAAATATGGAGTTGAGCGAATGAAAGTAGTTTACGGCCACACTGATTCAATCTATGTTCAGATTGATTCAGTCGAAAAGGCTCAAACTGCTATCAAAGAAATAGAAGCAAGTGTTAGAGAACATTTTCCTAATGTTCTAGGACTTAATGAACACCCAGTAGTATTAGAATTTGAAAAGTACTACAAGGCTCTAGGAGTTGGAACTGTAAAAAACAGAAATGCGGGTATGATTACTTGGGAAGACGGACAGTGGTTAGATGAACCTAAATTTACAATGACGGGTTTTATTGCTAAAAGAGTTAGTGAAACTAAATTATCAAAGGAAGTACAAACTACAGTATTAAAAATGTGGGCTAATGAAGAACCGCTAGAAAAGATAAACTCTTATTTAAACAAGACTTATCTTAATGTTCTAAATGGTAATTTTGATTCAACCAAATTAATTAAAAGAACTCGACTAAGAAAACTTAGAACAACCGTAAGATGCCCAGAATGTTTTCGTAAATATGACTTAAAAGATATTTCTAAGATAAAAGTATGTGGTGAAAACGAAGGAGTAAATGGAATACATAAGTGTGGTCAACCGGTTAAGACATTTACTACATTAGAAAAGAAAAGACCTTCAATAAGTTCGGGTATTGCAGGAATAATTGCATGTTGGCAAAATAAAAATATGGAGTTTAATGATAGTTATGTCTATCTTAAAGTTAAAAATAGCCATGAAACTTTCATTCACCCATTAACAAAAGAGAAAAAGCCCGTAGAATATGTGGCTGGAAGAGTATATTCTGATTTTAAAGGATATACTCCCGATTGGCAACACTATGCTAATCAAGTAATAGATAAAGCCAAGCCAGTCTACAAGGCTATGGGTTGGGATTTATCTACAATAAGAACAGGAAAAATACAAAAAAGTTTGGAGGAATGGTTTTGAATAGAGAAGAATTAGATAAAAGAAAAGAAGAGTTATGGAAAGATTACCAATCAGCACTAGTTCAAGGGTTTTTTGAAGATTATGATTTTGAAGATTATATGATTTATATGCACGATTTAATTTCTGCTGAATGGCGTTGGGCTTCCAAAGAACTTAGAGAATGGGAAATGAAAGACCACCCGCAATATAGGGGGAATAAAAGATGAATATAGATGAAAAATACAATGCAAGAATAGCATCGATGAGAGAATTTACTTATGATTGGCTTGTTGAAAATTACGATGACCCATCAAAACCTATCTTGAAGATTACTAAATCTTCTCTAGGTTCATATGATTGGTGTCCTAAAAAATATGATTTCAGTTATATCCAAAGGCTACCTCAAGACCAAACAGAAGCCATGAGAAAGGGAACTATATTACATAATCATAGAGAGAACTTCTTTAATGATTTTGATATTAAAAAGGCAGAGTCTATGAATAATAGTGAGATATTAGAATACTGCACATCACTGATGCCTATTGATGATTATTTCGATGATTCTTTAACTGTGGCTTCCTTTGAAGCACAGCGATTTATCGAAGCAAGAGATGAAGGCAAGATAAATGAATTTTTACCTATTGTAAATGAAGGTAAATTTGATGCAGAAATAACTATACCTAAAAATTACTCTAAAAAATATCCTCTTAAAAGAGACTATGTTATTCATATACAAGGTATCATCGATAGAATATTTATTGAGAATGGTAAACTCATTCCTTTTGAGTACAAAACAGGACAGTGGAAAGATTACAAGTCATCATCTATGAGAAAAGAAATGGCTTTTTATCAACTACTTATTGAGAATGCACCAGAGGAAGTATTGGCTAAAAATAACTTAACTAAAGATATGAAAGTAAGTCACTGGGGTTGGTATTATCCTGTTTCTAATTATGTTTTTGTTGAAGAAATTAAAACTAGGTCTATGACTTCTGTTAAAGATAATATTGCTAAGTTAATTAACGCTTATGAAAAGAAAGAGTTCCCTACTAAGTTCTTTTACAAAACTTGTTCTCATTGTAGTTACTTTGCTCTTTGTGATGCTGTAGAAGATACATGGTTGTGATATTATGAAATGCAGTATATGTAAAAAAGAAATAGGGAAATATACCATAGATGGTAAAATGTTTTGGAATTACGGTCATAATGCTGAACCTGTTAATAGTGGTAGGTGTTGTGATAAATGTAATGCAAATGTCGTTATTCCTACTAGATTAGGAATACACATTAACCGTAGAAAATTTGAGAGGGAACATCAATGAAGTGTTGTAAAGAAATAGATGATGATTGGATAGACGGTGATATGTGGCATGATAATCATACTACATTTGGGTGTAGTCATGGAAAACTTTTGGTGACTTATCAATGCCCTCATTGTGGTAAAAGAAGCGAGAGAGATTTTGTGGAGGTGAAGGCATGATTACAATAATACTGACACATGATGATGAAATA